GGCAGGGGGGAACAAGGGAGTCAACGCGGCCCAGGCCATGGGAAGCGCGATCAGCTACGGGCGGCGGTATGGTCTCTCTGCCTTGGTCGGGATCTCCACGGACGATGACGACGGCACGGCATCGGGCATGCCTCAGGGACAACAGCAGGCACGACAGCAGACCACCCAGGCCCCCAGGCAGCAGCAGCCACCCCGACAGGCCCCCCAGGGACAACCCCAGGGCGGCGATATGGCCACCGAAAAACAGATCAAGGCAATTCATGCGATATGCGGCAAGCAACAGGTGGACCCTCACAGCTTTGCATCACAGACCCTTGGACGGCAGATTGAGAGCTTGAAAGAGATCTCCAAACGGGAAGCCGGGCAGATCATCGATGCCTTGAATGGTTCCCCGGCCCAGGGGCCGCAATACCCACAAGAAGACGCACCATTTTAGTGGAGGACAGACCATGAGTGAGATCGAAACCCTTCAACAGCGGATCGAGGAGATCCGGCGAAGTGAATTGCCGGAACTCGTGGAACCATTCCCGGATCAGGTCGGGAGATCATTCAGGATGTCCTTGAACAGGCTTTGCACGGACAGCCTGGAACTTCTCAAGGATCACCTGCACAGGAAGCAGAATCGGCCCCTGGTCAACCGCATGTCCACCCGTACAACCGAACAGCTCAAGACCGAGCTCGAAGGCCTCAAGGGAGTGGACATCCACGCCGACCGAGTAACCCGGTTCGGCCCAGGGCAGGATCGTAAACACGCCGACCTTGCACCCAGGAAACGGGCAATCCTGGCCGAGCTCAAACGGCGGGGGATCGAGGCATGATCAAGCCCACCGCCTGGATAGGCATTGACCCTGGAAAGACCGGCGCGGCAGCCCTCATCCACGATGAAGGGCAGGAGCTTCTTGACTGGCCCGGGAGCCCTGCCCTGGTCGTGGACAAACTCACCGACTGGAAGTTTGACTTCAATGTCCAGCTTGCGGCCCTGGAAAGCGTCCATGCCATGCCCAAGCAGGGAGTGACCAGCGTGTTTCACTTTGGACAGAACTTCGGAACCTGGCAGGGTATCCTTGCAGCCCTTGGAATCCCCTTCCTCATGCCCAGGCCCCGAGAGTGGCAGAAAGGCCTTGTCCGACCGAGTGACGGACCAGACACCAAAAGCAGATCCCTTGCCGTGGCCCGGCGGCTATTCCCAGATGCACCCCTGACCCGCAAGAAGGACCACAACAGAGCAGATGCCCTGCTCTTGGCCTGGTGGTCACGCAAACAATAGGAGATCCACTATGCTATTGACGAAGATCAACACAGCCGAGGCAGAAGCCTGGCGCTTCTTGAACCGAGTGAAGGCCCTCAAGGATGCAATCGGAAACAATCAGTACGCCGTTGAATACGGCAGCAAAGAGACCGGCGCGGTTCGCCGGGCATCGATGGATCTCACCAGGGCACTTGCGGAGATGCGGCGGCCATGAACGATTGGACCAGCATCTATGACGGGATCAGGGTTGACCGGGTGACAGGTGAAGCTCTGTATCGAGGCAGATGGTACCCGGATTTTCCCCATGCACTGGATGCACGGCGGGAATATTTGCAGGCCCGTGACCGCCACCTGGAAGACGAGATGGACCGGCAACGGGATGAAGGGGACGAACCAGGGATGGATGACTAATCGTATGCAGATCGTTACACGAAATCGAAAAGCGTATGCAGGGGGAAGCGGTCAAAAGGCCGTGGGTCCTTACTGGCCGTCATTCTAGCACGGGTAGGCAAGCCCCGAAAAACGTCTATGAAACGACCTCAAAACCCCGAGTAACACGAAAGGCGAATAATGGAGCACGAACGACACCTCACCCGGCAGGAACTTCTGGACGCCCTCCAGATCGGATACCCGCTTTTCCGGAAGCTCCGGAACCAAGGCGGCCCCGATCCCGTGGGGTCCGGGAAAAACGCAACCTGGCCCCTTTACGCATGGTGCGAGTGGTTGGTCAATCGACGGTCCAGCGGCCCGAGATCCCGGGAGCTGGCAATCCAGGCGGCAGAGATCCTTCGAGATCGTGACGGCACCCTCGTTCCGGAAATCATCGATCCCGTATCCAGAGAGACCGGCAACGAGGACATAGGCCTGGAAGCGGCCCTGGAACGTCTCCGGCAGGCAGAACAGGCCACCTTTGCCAAATGGCGGGAGAGCTTCAACCAAAACATGAAGGAATCTCCGGTTTTCTTCAAGGATTGGCAGACGGCCCTGGATCTCTTGAGGAAGGCTGAAAAGAATCTCACCGACCATCTCACACAGCAGAAGGACCTGCTCCCGGCCCTGGAGGTCAAAACATGGCTGGCCCGGAAGATCGAGGCCACCAAGTCAACCCTTTTGGACCTGCCCGGCAAGATAGCCCCTGAGCTCGAAGGCCTGCCCTGGCCGGAAATACAAAAACGACTGACTGAGGAAATCCGAGATGCACTTGGAAAGCTGCAAAACGCTGGATAAATGGTGGTCCGACAACTGGACCCCGCCTGCATGCCTGAATCCCTGGCAATGGGCAGAAGGGCACTTGGAGCTTTCAGCCAGGGCAACCGCCTATCCCGGGAAATATCGGACCAGGCATACACCCTATATCAAGCGCCCACTGGAGGACTTCCAGGACCCGGCAATACGGCGCATCACCCTTTGTTTTTCGGCGCAGTCAGCAAAAACAACGGCCCTTCTAGTCATGCTGGCCTATGCTATCGACCAGGACCCCGGCCCGGTCCTTTTGGTTCAAAGCAGCATGGATGCGGCCAGATCCTTTTCAAAAAACCGCCTGCAACCCTTGATCGAGGATTGCCCCTGTCTGGCCCGGCACAAGTCCGGGAACCGCTTTGATTTCAACTCCACGGAGATGATCCTGGACCGCCTTTCCATCTATCTCCAAGGGGCGGGGAGTCCTTCACAACTCGCATCGAGGCCCATCAAATACTTGCTGGCCGACGAGGTGGACAAATGGCCGGATCAGTCCAAGCGGGAAGCGGACGCCTTGTCCCTGGCCCTTGAGCGCGTCAAATCCTACCGATCTCACAAGATCATCCTGGCCAGCACCCCGACCATCGAGACGGCCCCGATATGGACGAATTTCAAGGCAGGGTCACAATGTCGTTTCTATGTCCCGTGTCCCCATTGCGGATCTCTGTTTGTCATGTCCTGGCCCCTGCTGAAATGGACGAAATCCGACCACCTGGAAGAGGTGAAGGCCTCGGTCTATCTCGAATGCCCTCATTGCCAGGGACATATCACCGAGCGCGACAAAGCAGGCCTTCTTTCCAAGGGCTCATGGATCGCAGAAAACGAAGATGCCCAGGTGGATTGCCGAAGCTACCACCTCAATGAAATTTACTCCCCGTGGACCAGGTGGGGGGATCTCGTGGGCAAGTTCCTTCTGGCCAAGGCCGAGGCCAAGACCGGTGCAACCGGGAGCCTGCACAACTTCATCAATAGTTCCCTGGCCGAACCCTGGATTGAGGACGAACACGTCAAGCGGCGCAGCGCTCACGACCTGCAAAGGCTTTGCGACAATCGGCAACCCGGCGAGATCCCGGACGATGGAGTCATTGCCCTGACCATGGGCGCGGACACCCAGGATGACGGGTTCTGGTATGTGGTCCGGGCATGGGGAAGGGATCTTGAATCCTGGTTGATCAGGGAAGGCTTTTGTCCGGACCTGGAGACCTTGCGGACCATTGCCAGCGAATCCAGGTATTTGGACAGCAAGGGCAATCAGTACGCGGTTTCTCGTGCCTTTATCGACTCAGGCGGCCACCGTACCGGGGAAATCTACGAATTGGCCAGGAGACACCCCTTGTTCGTACCTATCAAGGGAGAGATCCGACTTGCCGGGCGGCCCTGGTCGGTCTCCGTTCTGGATAGCATCCCCAAGCGTGACGGCAAGAAATACCCCGTGCCCGGCGGTCTCCAACTTATGCGGTTGGACGTGACATACTACAAGGACCTTTTGGCCGGGAAGCTGAATCTTGAACCAGGAAGCCCAGGCCGGTTTCGCCTTCATGCGGAAGTCTCCGGGGACTACCTGGCCCAGATGACAGCGGAATACAAAGACGAAAAAGGGCACTGGCAATGCCCAGGGCACAAAGCAAATCATTTATGGGATTGTGAAGTTTACTGTCTGGCAGCGGCAGACATCCAAGGAATCCGATTCATAAACAGGAGCGTGAACAATGAGCAAAAAAAACAGAAGCCCCAAAAAAAACGACGACCTTCAACAAAATGGTGGTGACGTTCCCCAGGGCAGGCCCCTTTCCGGCATGGACGAAATCGGGGAATATGTCCGGCGGTCCTCGGTCACGATCCTTGATTGGATTCGGAACATGGGATTCCCGGCCTCGAAGATCGGCGGGATCTGGGAGAGTGACACTTTCCTCATAGACCGGTGGAGACGGGAGCAGATTCAAGAACGTGTCAAGCAAAACAACACGAAATCAATAGTAAATTCAGCCTAGATCATCCCCAAATTTAGTAAATTACCAAAAAACCATAAAAGCCATGCTACACCCCGGAAAAACAGGAGTGCATTGCATGGCTTTTACTACTTGGACGGCCCTTCTTGCGGAATTGAAAAACGACATGGCATCCGGAATGTGGAGAACGAAGCGCTATCAATTCGACGACAGGGAAATGGAGTACCGTTCTTTTTCCGACTTCATGAACTTTTTTCGTGAAGTGGAACACCGGGCCGCATTGGAGAACCAGAGCACAGCGGCCCCCTTTGCTAGGGCGTACGCTCGTGGGGGCTCAAAATGGTAGGCAAAACCATTGACCGCCTCATTGGACTATTCAGCCCCAAGGCCGAGCTTTCCCGCACCCTGGCCCGGCGCATGATCAACGGGGAACGCATGTACGCGGCGGCGAAATCCGGCAGGAAAACCGGCGCATGGTCCCCGGTCGAATCCACGGTCAACGACGAGATCCGGGTTTCCTCCCAGAAGGTCCGGGAGCGGGTCCGGCAGCTTGTTCGAGATTTTCCGTATTTCGCTCATGCCGTTGACCAGCTTGTCAGCCTCACCGTTGGCCAGGGAATCAACTTTCAAAGCAAGGCAGATCCGGCGATCAGGTCCCGCATTGAGGACAACTGGAAACGCTGGTCCGAACAGGCCGACATCACAGGCCGGATGTCCTTCCCAGATCTCTGTCAACTTGCGGTCCGGCAGGAGTGCGAGAACGGGGAGTTCTTCCTGGTCAAGCGGCAGTCCAAGGACCCCAAGCGGTTCCTGCCCTTTGCCCTGCAAGCCATCGAATCCGACCGCCTCACCGATCTATCCACCTCACCGAAGAACAAGCAGCACGAAATCGACCAGGGGGTTGAATACGACCCCGACACCGGCGTGACCGTGGCTTATTGGTTCGAGTCCGACACCAAACCCCTACGCATCCCGGCAGAGCAGGTCATCCACGGCTTCAAGATGGTTCGACCTGGCCAGCTTAGGGGAATCAGCCCCTTTGCCCCGGGCGTACTCGTTGCCCACGATATGGCTGAATATCTCGACGCCGAGCTTGAGGGCGCGAAAATGGCAGCCCGGTATCTGGCCTTCATCGAGGCCCCGGACATTGCAGCCTATCAGACATCCCACGGAATCGGGGTGAATCCTGATTCGGGCCAGCGGGAAGATGAGCTTCAAAACGCTATCCTCGAATATCTCCGGCCCGGCGAAAAGGTGAACCTGGCCAGCCACAACAGGCCCGGGGATAACTTCGAGCCCTTTGTCAAGCTGGTACTCAGAATGCTTTCCGTGACCACGGGCGTTCCCTACGAGCTGCTTTCCGGGGACTACACCGGGATCAATTACAGCACTATGCGCGTATGCAGAAATGACCTTGCCCAGGCATTGAAGGTTCCCCAGGGGCGCATGATCAACCAGCTATGCAACCCGGTTTTCCATGAGGTCATGAATCAGGCCATGCTGACAGGCAAGCTCCAGATCCCCGGATACTGGAACGACCCCAGGAAATTTCAGGCCTGCAAATGGATTGTTCCCGGCATGGAGCCCATCGACCCGTTGAAAGAATCCAAGGCGCATGTGGACCAGCTCGACAGCCTGCTCAGGTCTCCCCAGGAGATCGCAGCGGCCCGAGGGCGCGACTATGAGGAAATTCTGGACGAGATCCAGCAGGCCGAAGAAATGTCCAAGAAACGCGGTCTCTCGCGTGGGCAGGTCAACACGGCCCTTGCCAGCAATCCGGCAACCATCGAGGAAGAATAATGCCGAAATTTACAACACGAAAGATGCCATTGACCGGGAAGGCCCCGGCCACCCTGGATGAAGAGAACCGTACCGTTGAAGCGATTATGACCACCGAGCAGCCTGTCAGGGTTTTCGATTGGGAACATGGGATCACTGATGAAGTCCTTCTGGTGAAGGGCGCGGTATATCCTGACCAGGTGCCTTTGCTCGACAATCATAATCGGTGGGACGGCGTGGAAAAGGTCTTGGGCTCTGTGTCCGACATCAGGTTGGAAGATGATCGGATGGTGGGGACCGTGACCTTCTCCCGCGTCCAAGCCGGTTATGACGCATATCAAAAGGTAGCCGAAGGACATCTCACTGACTTTTCCATCGGCTATATCGTGACCAAGGCGGTCTATGTACCCGAGAACGAGTCACAGACCATCGAAGGAAAAACATTTACCGGCCCGGTCAAGGTCTCGACAGAATGGGAGCTCAAGGAACTGAGCATCACCCCCATCGGCGCAGACGACCAGGCCAAAGCACGGAGCTTTCAGGAGGTTCCTATGCCCAAACCTACAGACAACACCCCTCAAAATGAGGACCTTCTGGCCCAGGAACGGACCAGAGCGGATGCGATCATGAATCTTGGCGATCAGTTCGCCTGCCAGACCGAAGCCAGGGAAGCGATACGCTCCGGCCTGGCCGTTGCCGACTTCCAGTCCCAGGTCCTCGAAAAAATGGCCCAGGAACGAAAAGCCCCGGCAGCCCGTGTCGAAATGGGCGCGACCGATGAAGAGAAGTTCCGTGGAGCCGCAGAAGAAGCCCTTCTGGTTCGTGCGGGAATCTCCGACAAGCGAGAAGAAGCCGCAGACCTGGCCAGCCATACCTTGAGAGACATGGCCCGTGAATGCCTCAT